GGCAGCTCCCCGAAGTGGCTCCAGGCGCAAGCCTCCAGGGCCATCGCTCGTGGCGGGTCCGCACTCGCTTCTTTTCGGCTGTACAACCGTAACGAGAGAGTATCCGGTGAGACACGGGACGTGCTCTTGTCGGTAGATGATTGGCTCGGGTGCGAGGTCTCCGACTTGCCGCCGCGAGAAGGTGGGGCCGTGGTCGGTATCGACCTGGGCGGGTCCGCCTCGATGTCAGCGGCGGTGATGTATTGGCCGAATACTTGCCGGATGGAAGCGTTCGGTGCTTTCCCGCGAAATCCGTCCCTGGAGGACCGGGGCCGAAATGATGCGGTGGGCCGGCGATACGTGGAGATGTGGGAGCGCGGAGAGCTGGTCGTGATGGGTGATCGCGTGGTGCCGGCTGCGGAGTTCCTGCAAGAGATCATGGCCCGCCTGGACGGGTGGCCGGTTTCCTCCTTCGTGGCCGATCGGTTCAGACAGGCCGAGTTCGAGGAGGCCCTTGCCGCCGCCGGCATCCGCGTCCCTGTGGTCTGGAGGGGTCAGGGATTCCGAGATGGTGGTGAGGACTGCGAGCGTTTCCGCCGTGCCGCCTTCGACGGACAAGTGAACGTGAGGCCGTCCCTGCTGCTGCGGAGTGCAATGTCTGAGGCGGTGACAATCTCGGACACTGTGAACAACCGCAAGATTGCCAAGGCTCGGAGCAACGGCCGCATTGATCCCGCGGCCGCCGCGACCTTGGCCGTTGCCGAGGGGCAGCGTCAGCGCAATCGGCCAGAACAGAAGGCACGGGATCCTGTATGGGCCTAAAGCGAAAATTCGAGCGACCTTCCAAGCGGGTCCAGAGCTCGAAGCGGTGGAAAGCACTCCGCCTGCGGGTCCTACGCCGCGACAACTGGCAGTGCGTTCAGTGCGGTGCAAGGGGCCGGGTGGAGGTCGATCATATACAGCCGGTGAGGGATCGCCCTGATCTTGCCTTCGACGAGGACAACTTACAGACCCTGTGCAGGCGGCACCATAGCCGCAAGACGAGGCAGGAGATGGGCTTTCCCGAGCCGGACCCGGAACGGGTGAAATGGTGGGATCTACTGAAAAAACCGATGAACGAAAACACAATTTTGTGAGGTGAGAAATGCTCGAATCGACCAAGATTCAGAAACGGCAGAGCGAAATCAGGCAGCAACTTTCGGAGCTGGCCGCCAAGGAGCAGCCTTCCGAGGACGAGACCCGGCAGATGGACCAGCTCGATATGGAGTATCGCACCAACGAGTCCCGATACCGTGCCGCCCTGGTTGCGGAGGATACCGAGCGACGCAGCGCCGGTGCCGAGCTGGAGACCAGGGAAGGCAAGGAGTGGGCCGACCTGATCGGGCAATTTGAGGTCCGGCAAGCAGTCCTCCATCTGGACGAGGGCAAGCAGCTCTCCGGGGCAACGGCCGAAATAACCCAGGAGCTCCGCGAGAAGGGCGGATACAAAGGCGTGCCTGTCCCTTATGATGCGCTCGAACAGCGTGCCGGCGAGACCGTGGCCGGTGGTGTGCCGGACCCTCGGGAGACCAGGCCCATCATCGACCGCCTTTTCCCGCAATCCGTGGCCGGGCAGATGGGAGCGCAGATGGTGAACGTCTCCAGCGGTGAGCTGGAATATCCCGTGACCAGCTCCAGCGTTTCCGCCGGGTGGGCCGCCGATGAGACTAGCGACGTGACGGGACCTACGCAGTACACCACGGCGGATAGGCCCTTGAAGCCGGACCAGACCCTTGGCGTGCAGATGAAACTTACTCGCCGGGCTCAGAAGTCCGCCGCCGGGCTGGAGCAGGCCGTCCGCCGGGATATGCGCGGAGCCATCCAGGCCGAGCTGGATAAGGCTGTTTTCCTGGGCTCCGGGTCCAGTGGTGAGCCCCTGGGCGTGATCGCCGGCGCGGGCACCTACGGCATTAACAGCACGGCCGTTGATGCTGCGGCAACCTGGTCTGCCTTCCGTGGCGCTGTGACCACCTTTCTGACCAATAACGCGGCAAGCGGTCCTGGCATGGTCCGCGTGATGATCCGCCCTGAGATTTGGGACAAGCTGGAGGGCACCGTTTTCGATTCCGGTTCCGGCACAACTGAATGGGACCGCTTCACCCGCAATATCCCGGCGGGCAATGTGTCCATGACGTCGAACGCCCTTGCCGCGCCGTCCGGCAGTCCGACCGCAAGCAAGTCCCTGCTTACGACCAGCGCCGGCGGGCAAGCTCCCATCTATATGGCTGTCTGGGGAGCCGTCGATCTGATCCGCGACCCATATTCAAGCGCGGCCAGCGGCGGTGTGCTGCTGACCGGTTTGGTGACGGTGGACATCACCGTTTCCCGGACCAATCAGCTTGAGGTCTTAACCGGATTGCAGGACTAGTTATGCTACACGGAGCTCTATCCCAACAAATAGAGGTCCGTGCTGAGGAGGACGGCTCGCGCACTATCGCGGGCCGTTTCCCCTATAACAGCACGGCGACTGTAAGCGATGGTGGCCGCAAGGGTAGGCCGCGAAAGGAGCGTTTTGCTCCAAAGGCGTTCGAGTATCGGGTTGAGGACCCGGACGCGGAGATCCATCTACTTGTCGGGCATGACTTCGACCGTCCCCTTGCCTCGAAGCTATCCGACACCTTGAAGCTAGAGGACACCGAGGAGGCCCTTTCCTTCGAGGCCAACATATTGCCGGCCGTGGCCGAAACGCAGCACGCCAAGGATGCATTGGCCCTGATCGCCTCGGGCTTGTCGGTAGGTCTATCGCCTGGTTTTCGCCTTCCGCCTGAGCGGGCCGTGGAGGACGCGGAGAAGGTGGAGCGGGAGCCGGACAAGGGCGAAGGCTCCAACGAGCGGGGGGCCATCATCCGCACCGTCAAGGCGGCGCTCTTGTTCGAGCTGAGCATCGTAACGCGGCCGGCGTTCGAGGAGGCCGAGGTGCAGGCCCGCAACTGGTCGCCCGTGGTGGCGGTCCCGAGAACGCGGCCGGCCGTGTGGAGGTGGCGCTAATGGTTGAAATACTCCAAGAGATCGAGGGAGTGCCGTCCAGCTATCCGACTTCGCCCACGGATTTGAGCTCTGAGGCAAAGGACCTGGACAGCCGTGCTCTATGGAAGCGTATCGAATCCTTTGTGTCATATCGCTGGAGCGAACGGACAGCGACGTGGATCGTGCAGGGTCCGGGATGGTGGCAGCCGCGACTTTCGCCCTTCACGCTGGATAGCGCCGAGGTCTGGAACGGGGAGACCTGGGAGTCCGTGACCCTTTCCCCGGCTCCCATAGGCTACGAGCTGGACGCGTCCATCTACAAGGTGAGCGGGACCGTCGGGACAACAAGCGTGCCAAGTGACGTGCTCGAAGCCTTCAGGCGCTTGGCCGAGTATCTGGCTGACGACAGCTACATAGGCCGCGTTGCTTCGAGCGGTAGCCGGGATCTTGGAGACGTGTCTATCAGCTCCAAAAGGCCCGTGGATTGGCAGGGAAAGGCGCTGCACCATAGCGGAGCGGCCGATCTGCTGCGGAGGTATAGATGATTCAATGGCTCAAAACGATTTTACGACGGGATAATGAAGAGACCCGTGCGGCCGGCACAGGCTTCACAGCGCAAGTGCTGGAGCAACGAAACAGCTTCATTTGGGGTCGGTCCGGGGTGGCCGAGCTGACCGGGACTGTGCAGGGCTGTGTAAATCTATGGGAAGGCGGCATTGCCCTGGCCGACGTGGAAGGGACGGACCTGCTGGACAGCACGAGTCTAGCGATTATGGCCCGGTCCCTGGGGCTGCGTGGCGAGTCCGTGTTCCTCATTAGGGACCGCCTTGTCCCTGTGAGTGATTGGACGCTCACCACGCGGGACGGCGTGCCGGTTGCCTATCAGGTAACGATCCCCGAGGCCGGCGGCGGCCGCACCATGACCGCCCTGGCAGATGAGGTGCTGCACGTCACCATCGGATCGGACCCGGTGGCACCCTGGGCCGGGACCCCGCCGCTTCGACAAGCAAGCCTCACGTCCGGACTACTGCACGCGGTGGAGTCCGCCCTGTCGGATATTTACACGGACGCACCAATAGGCTCCATGATCGCACCCTATCCCGAGAGCACAGAGGTTGACCGGGACCAGCTCGCCAGGTCCTTTCGTGGCAAGCGTGGCCGGGTCCTGCTGCGGGAGAGTGTGAACGTCACAGCCGCCGGTGGTCCGACCCCTCAGACGGATTGGAAGACGAGCGACTTGTCTCCGGACCTGTCCAGGGCGATGACCACGGAAAACCTGGAGGCCGCCCGGAGCTCCCTTTGCCATGCGTATGGGGTCCTGCCTTCCATGCTCGACCCGAAGGCGGCTGGTAACGGGGTCCGTGAGGCACAGCGTCATCTTGCACAGTGGACCCTTGAGCCCATTGCAAGGCGTATCGCCGAGGAGGCCACGGCCAAGCTCGAAGAAAGCGTCACAATGGACGTTCTGCGGCCACTGCAAGCCTACGACGCGGGACAGAGGGCGCGGGCCATGAAAGGCACTCTCGAAGGGCTCACACTGGCAAAACAGGCCGGTATGAGTGACGACCAGGTGTCAGCCGTGCTCAAATTCGCTGGAATGGGCAAGGAGGTCGGCAATGAGTAAGCTCGATGCGCTCGGGGATCTGGTCGGCCGGCTGTCCAATGACTTCGGCAAGGCGATGACCCTGAAGGAGCACACCGGGACGGAATACGACCCGGATACCGGCACGACCGTAGATACATACAATGATCACTCGGTCTCGGGGATCGTTCGCACCTTCCGCCAGGACCTCATGGATGGCTCGGCGGTTCAGGTTGGAGACCTGGACGTTCATGTCCCGGCGTCACAGATCGACTTCTTGCCGGACACGAACGACGTGCTGGTCATGGACGGCACGGAATGGTCCATCGTGTATGCACGGCGGA